AACATTACAAACGTCCTTTTAAATGTATTGTATTACTTAGAGATTTAATGGATGTACTAGCTTCTTATATGAAATGGTATACAGAAAACCCTAACGCTTTTCCAAATAGATATGGTTGTAAAAATGATGAAGAAAAATTATCTATGATAATGAACAAAAAAGGTGCGGTTGCTAAAGATTTAGAAGCAATTAAAAATTCTTATAATTATCCTGAAATTTGTTGTTTTGTAAAGTATGATGACATAGTTAAAAACCCCGAACAAGAGTTTAAAAAAATATATCAATTTTTAGAAGAGCCTTATTATCCACATTACTTTGAAAATTTGCAATCATTAAAAGTTAATGATATACAATATAACGACACCATAGTTGGAAACAATATGCATAAATTATTTAGCGGTCCCGTTAGAAAAGTTTACAATCCTTACATAGAAAAAATACCCAAACGTATAAAAGAAAAATATGAACACATTAAATTTTAAAGCTGTATTTTTAGGTCAATCTGTTTTAAGATATCAAGTTCCATTAGATGTGTATGGTATTATAAATGATATATATGAAAAACGTAGACATAAATTATACCGTGCAAATAAACAGCTTGTAGGTAAGATAGAAAACGAACATTCTTTATTTTTTGATGGTGCACCTAATAATAAAATGCAACCACATAATCATTTACCAGACAATGTTATGCAATGGTTTTGGAAAAAGTTTGAACATTATTTAAATTGGAATAAAATAAATGAATATAAAATGCATTTAAATTCTATATGGGTTAATGAAATGAAAGAACATGAATATAACCCAGTGCATATTCATCAAGGTACATTGTTTACAGGTCTATCTAGTGTAATGATTTTAAAATTACCACAACAAACAGGCGTTGAGTATTCTGCAGAAGATAAACCTATGAATGGTAGATTACAAATAATGGGAAATTCTTCTGGTCAATTTTCAAATGTAGATTATTCACCCAATGTTGAAGAAAGAGATTTTTATATATTTCCATATGATATGAGACACGCAGTTTATCCTTTTAATGGATTAGGAAAAAGAAGAACTTTGTCATGTAATTGTGATGTAGATTATGACCCAGTTAGAAATAGGAGTGTAACATAATGTTAAAAGAACCTAAATGGAAAAGTTGGATAGTTGAAACAACTACTCCTTTATTTACACCAGAACAATGTCAAATGATTATTGATTGTGGAAGAAGACAACCACCTCAAAAAGCACAAGTAGGTATAAATAAACCTGGTGGTGGAGTAGATACTAACAAAAGAGTTACCACTATATCTTGGATACCGTTTAAAGAAATGGAACCAATGTACAATAAAATAAATTCATTTATTCAACAAACAAATTTAAATCATTTTGGATTTGACGATATACAAATAACAGAACAAGCACAATTTACGGAATATCCTAAAGGTGGTTTTTACGATTGGCATATGGATAGTGATGTAAACATGGCTCACGAGCCGCCAATTAGAAAAATATCTATGACATGTTTATTATCACATGAATCACAATTTGAAGGTGGAGATTTAGAAATAACTGCACCTGGTAAATTTGCAAAACTTAAACAAGGTCATGCAGTTATGTTTGCATCTTTTTTAAATCATAGAGTAGCACCTGTAACAAGAGGTGTTAGACAATCTTTAGTTATGTGGTTTGGAGGAAAACCTTTTAGATGATAATAGAAAAATTTTTTCCAACTGTTGTATATGGTAAAGATGTAGAATTAGACAATTACAAATTAGAACAAGATATAATTCAATGGGCTAACACTGATAAAGGTGTAGAAAAAACAAACTACAAAGGTTGGCATTCAACAACCGACATGGGTGTTAAATCAGAATATCAACAACTAGTTACAGAATTATTAAGAATGCAAAAAGAAATATATGATAATGAACATATAGATAGAAATGCAAAGCTAGGTAATATGTGGGCTAACATAAATCCAAAAGGTGGTATGAATATGCCACACATACATCCTAATGCTTTATTTTCTGGAGTGTATTATGTAAAAACACCAACTAATTGTGGTCGTTTAAAAATATATGATCCAAGACCAGGTATACAATTACAAATGCCTACAAGAAAATCAGGTGATCCTGGTAAAGATTTTTGGAGGGATGCAAATATTGAACCAGTTACAGGTAGAATTATTATGTTTCCTGCATGGCTTTGGCATTCAGTTGAAGAAAATAAATCAAATGATATACGAATATCAATAAGTTTTAATTTTATACAAGATGGCTTTCAATAAATATCAAGTAATAAAAAATGCAGTTAGCTATGAACTAGCTAATTTTATATTTAATTATTTTCTTCTTAAACGTGATGCAGTTGCTTGGATGTATGAAAATAATATAACGTATGATACAGGGGTGTTAGGCACTTGGAAAGATTCACAAGTTCCTAATACATATTCTCATTACGCAGATCCCGTAATGGAAACTTTGTTAATGAAAGTATTACCAAAAATGCAACAAGAAACAGGGCTACAATTAATACCTACTTATTCGTACGCAAGAATATATAAACAAGGTGATATATTAAAAAGACATAAAGACAGACCTAGTTGCGAAATATCGACTACTATTCATTTAGGTGGCAGCAAGTGGCCTATATTTATAGATGGTACAGGTGCAGATAATGTTATTAATGAAGAACAAAATTTAATTAAACCCAATGCTCCAAAAGGCACAGAAGTCTTACTTGATGTGGGAGATATGTTAGTATATAGTGGTTGCGAATTAGAACATTGGAGAGAACCTCTAGAAGGTAATACTTGCGCTCAAGTATTTCTTCATTATAACCATGTAAATGGTCCTTTTGCTGAAAAAAATAGGTTTGACAAAAGGCCGATGTTAGGTATTCCACCTATAAGGAATATGTAATACAATGAGGTTATATGTTACAAAAAGTAAAATTTGCACCTGGGTTTAATAAACAAGTCACAGATACAGGTGGTGAAAATCAATGGGTTGCAGGAGACAACGTTCGATTTAGATATGGCACGCCTGAAAAAATAGGTGGCTGGGCACAATTAGGATCTGTTGAACTAACTGGTCGTAATACAGCTATTCATCATTTTGTAAATGCATCCGGTATTAAATATGCAGCATTAGGAACCAGCAGTATTTTATATGCATACTCGGGTGGTATTTTTTATGACATTCACCCAATTAAATCTACTACAACTTTAACAAGTGCTTTTTCTACAACTAATGGATCTGCGACTGTAACTGTAACTTTTGCATCTGCACACAATATGAATAAAGGTGATATTATATTATGTGATAACTTTACTTCTATAACTAATTCTAATTTTGGATCTGGTGATTTTGACGATACAAAATTTATGGTAGCATCAATACCAACAGATACTACGTTAACTATAACTATGTCATCTAATGAATCAGGATCAGGTGCATCTACATCAGGTGGTATTAGAATAAAACATTATTACCCTGTAGGACCTGCAACTGAAACAGCAACAACAGGTTGGGGACTTGGATCATGGGGTGGTCAAGCTCAAGGGCAATTTACATCAACACTATCATCAGGAATAAATGCAAGTGTAACATCATTAACAATGGCAAGTTCAACATCTTTTCCATCATCAGGAACAGTTATTATAGGAACAGAATTAATTACATATACTGGAAACAGTGGTGGAACTTTAACAGGTTTAACTAGAGGTGCAAATGGTACAACAGCTGCAATTCATTCATCAGGTGCAACAGTAACCGATGCATCAAACTTTTTTGCATGGAATGCTGCAGCATCAGGAGATATTGTAACAGCGCCAGGTTTATGGTCACTAGATAATTTTGGTAATAAACTTATTGCAACTATATTTGGCGGCGAAACATTTGAATGGGATTCTGATCCTACAGGTGCAACATCAACTAGAGCAACTATACTTGCAAATGCACCAACTGCATCTTCATTTAGTTTAGTATCAGCACCGGACAGACACTTAATATTTTTTGGAACAGAAACAACAGTTGGTACATCAAGTACACGAGATGAAATGTTTATAAGATTTTCTGATCAAGAAAATATTAATGGCAGTGATGCTTATGCACCTAGTGCAACTAATACTGCAGGAACTCAAAGGATTGCAGACGGATCTAAAATTGTAGGAGCTATTAGAGGTCGTGATGCAATTTATGTTTGGACCGATACTGCATTATTTATTATGCGATTTGTAGGTTCGCCTTTTACTTTTTCTTTCCAACAAGTTGGTACAAACTGTGGATTGATAGGTAAGAATGCGGCTGTAGAGGTTGATGGTTCTGCATATTGGATGTCAGAAAATGGTTTCTTTAGATATACTGGTAAACTAGAATCATTACCATGTTTAGTTGAGGATTTTGTTTATGATGATATTAACACTATTCCTAAACAACACGTCAATGCTGGATTAAATAATTTGTTTGGAGAGGTAATGTGGTTTTATCCTAGTTCTGCATCTAACACAGTTAATAGAATGGTGTGTTATAATTATCTAGACTCAACACCGGACAGACCAGTTTGGACCACAGGAACATTAGCAAGATCCGCATGGCAAGATTCTGCTATATTTGGTAAACCTCATGCAACAGAATATGACACAAGTTCTAATGGAACTTCTGGTTCTTCAACTTTTGTTCAAGGAAACATTGACGGTGTTAGTTATTACTATGAACATGAAAAAGGATTAGATCAAATAAGAGAAGGTGCAACTTCATCCATTACTGCAAATATTGAATCTGGAGATTTTGATATAGGTCAACAAGGACTACAGGGTGATGGTGAATTTATAATGAAGATAAGAAGAGTATTACCAGATTTTTTAGCACAAACAGGAGACACTAGAGTTACATTAAATTTAAGAGATTTTCCAAATGACTCAGAAGTTAGTTCGTCGTTAGGTCCATTTACAATAACATCTAGTACACAAAAAATAGATACACGTGCTAGAGCAAGATCAATATCATTAAAAATAGACAACACAAGCACCAGTCAGTTTTGGAAAGTTGGAACTTTTAGAATTGATTATCAACCAGATGGGAGAAGATAATGGCAAGAATAGTACAATCATTAACACAACCTTTAGAAAACTACGATCAACAAGTACAACAATCTTTTGTTAGAGATGTAGATAGTATTGTTCAAAAATTAAATACTTCTTTTCAACAAGATTTAAAAGAAGAAGCAGAGGCGGAGGCTTATTTCCTTGGCTAATACATTTGTAAACAAAAAAGTAGATTTAACTTCTACATCAGCTACAACTTTATATACTGTACCTAGTGCTACAACTGCTATTATAAAATCTATATTAGTGTCAG